ATCGTGTAGCTTTTAGTTCCGCCGCCTTGTGTGTAACGCCAAATCCCACGATTGAACAGGTAGTCCTCTGCGTAGTTTCTTACGCCGATTTGCACGTTAGCCAGTCTGTCAACCCACTTATATTTAGTGTAGTCGCTACTGTCTGCTTGCGTGTAATCGCTGTAGTAGCCCATGTAACGCTGATTGCCGTCAGTTAAGTTAAAATCAGTCTTGCCGTCAGCAGAGCTTGCAAAGGCGAAGTGAATGTAAGGTGTCTTACCGTCAGCTCCTGCCTTACCTGCAATACCTTGCGCACCATCTGAACCTTTCCACTTAGACCACAAGTATTTGGTTGGGTCATTGCTGTTTGTTGCGGTGAAATCTTGGTACATACCGATGTAAGCTTTTGTTTGGTCGGTCTGACTAAATCCGCCACCAGTCGCATTATCGGCATAAGCGATATGTGTGTACTGTGTTTGAGCATCTTTGCCCGGTGTTCCCGGCAACCCTTGCGCACCGTCTTTGGCAATATAGCCTTTTTGATAGCTCGTGCTAGATGTACCATTAGTGTATATTTGTACGGTTCGTGTCCACAGATACATACCTTTAACCAAAACAGGCATGTTACTAGCCCACGTTGCTGGTTCAGTGGTTTCAGACGTGCTAAGACCATACGTGATAACAGTATTAGCAATGCCGTTTCCAGTCTCTCCCTTATCGCCTTTTTCGCCCTTAGCGCCGTTTGCACCGTCGTTAACATTGACGACATCGATTTCAGTTACCGAAGCTTCGTCATTTCCAATGTACGCTGCTACTGTCAAGACTGACTGTTCAGTGACTTCTGCACCCTTAACGGTGTATGTCATGCCAATTGTGACATTGCCATCTAAAGACCAGCGCCATGTTACATCAGCCGTGATAAGCTTATCGGCTTTATAAAGACTTGGGGTGATAATCGTTTCACCTTGCCCGTTTTTAAAGATAAGGCTATTATTTTTTGCTAATTTAATTGTGTAAGGCGTGTTAGCTTCGACTAGCTCTGCCAAACGCTTTTGCAATGTCGCCGAAACAGTATTCTTAAGCTTGACATAGTTCGAGAATACAAGCGAATTGTTATTTGGATTATCGAAACTGATAATTTGTTCTGTTACACGAGCTTCTAAAGCGAGACCGCCCACAAAATTGCCGTCGTAAATTTTAACAGTATCACCAAGCGCTAAATCGCTGTAATTGCCTAAAAAGCTAGATTGAACACTTGCGGTATATGTGATAATCGGATAAGCATATTGCTTCATTGTGCGGAATGCGTACGCTGTTAAATCGTTAACGTCTGTATATTCCGTTTGAAAGTCTTTTCTTGTCCAGTTATCACCATCTCGCAACGTTGACGGGTACATCTCGGCTGAAAGTGGGGCATATACCGCTTCGCTGCCTTTGCGGGTGTAAAATTCTTCTTTCCCGTCCTCGTTCTTGTCTGAACGTTCGACATCTTTCATAGAAAGTCCGTCTTGACCTGTAAAGACTGCCATGTTAAATAGCTGTGTCTTATCAGTTGTAACTTGTACACCCTTAACGTCGTTGCCATAGTAAAGCAAGACGTCGCTTCTCACCTTACCCACGCCGTGGTGCGTGCTGTCTGGTGATTGGTAAATATTCAAAGTGATTTGCTTAAACGTACCATTGTTGTTTAGTTCTGTTACGAACTCGTATTCTGCGTCAAATTGTGACATCAACGATTGCAAACGTGCTAGCTTCGTTTCTTGTGAATCAAATGTTAGTGTGCGTTTGCGGTCTGAAATCTCGTTTATACCAATTTTCAACGACGTAAAAGCCAACAAATCCATGTGTTCCAAATACCATGCGAGCGTTTGTGCACTGTCACTACTAAACGCATTAGCTTGCTCGTTATTAAGCTCTAAGTTCGTATCATTACAAGTCAGTTGGATACTGAAATCATCTTCGACCATGTTCGCAACATAAAACACATAGTCTTTACCTTGATTACGAAAAGAAAAATAAGCTCTATCATTGATAAAGCTTAAATCTTCGTGTAATTTTCCGCTGTATAGTTTAGGAATGGTGAAATCAAAGGTGTTCGTTGCTTGTGGTAGATACCTATGCCACGTACTATTGTAAAACGATAGCATGCGAGGTATAGCGTTGTTTATTGCTGTTACCTTGCGCATTCTTGTATCATGAACCCAAATTTGCATTAAACATACCTCTCGTTCCAACTAATTTCAATACCTGGTTCTTTCTCATTCCAACTTGACAAGTAAATATCAAGCTCACTTTCACCGACTGGAATTCCAAACGGTTCAGAAATACTTGTACATTCATCAATAATGTTGATACCGTTTCGTGTCGGTTTACCTGTCGCCATATCCATTTCATAGACCGAACCCATACCAAAACGATTCGGAACATCTTCCAGATAATCAACATAGTTCTTTTGATAAAGCAGCTCATCAAGATACATGTGTGTTACCAATGGCTTATCTTGCAAAGCACCAAAGATAACATGTATCTTGTTTGATTTCTTGCCTTTCAAAGCTGGGACTTGTCGTTTGATACGTGAACCCCACCAATAGAAATGAATGAAATCATCATCACGGACAATGTCAGACCAACCACGGGTACTATTGAATGGGTTGTGTGCATCTAAATGTGTTCCTATGAATTTTCGCCTTTCGATAACTTGATAGCCACCGTTACCGTCAGTCACCATCATGTTGTATTCACATTCAAGACCTGCATGCCGTTTCATGCTTTCAACACCGTACAAAAACTTATCAGACGTATCAGTCACAATGATTTTTAGAAAGCCATACTGCTTAGCCAGACCAAGCCAAAAAACTTGACGCCACCAAATATAATCATGTAAAGACCCTCTGTTTCCTTGCGAATCCGCTGGAATATCAAAAGTCAAACCACCGTACTGCGAGCTACCACCGTTAGCAATTGTGCTTCGTCCATCCATGAAAACGTGATAGCGCCCCCAAACACTCTGCGTGTTAAGCGTGGCTTTTTGTGTGTTCTCGCTACTGTCGTTACTGATAGCTTTGTTCTTTGTAGCATTTGAAAAACCGCTCAAAATGCCAGAATTGCCATTGTATAAAATAAGCGTTTCTGACTTCTGCGCTGGTTTCTTGTCAATCTCTTCCGGGTCGCCAACTTCGTAAGTTCCATTTGAACTAACAACACCAATCCAACCGTTGTCGCCATTGTACTTAATTTTGATTTTAGGATAAGCGGTTGCTGTCCCAAGATTTTTAAGCTTAGCTTTATAATGACTGTTATCAATCTTCGTGATTGAGCCATAAGCGCTGTTATTAGTCGTATCAACCAATGCTGCTACCTTGTTTTCGGCATATGCTTTTGGTACATCAAAGGTGACCGTTAGCGTTGCTGTTGGTGGTGACGTGCTATTGTCGACTGTTAGTGTTGGTTGACCGCTTGGCAAAGCTTTCCAAGCCTTATTGGGCTCGTCGCCAAAAATCAATTCTTTAGTTTCCGTCGTATTTAAAAAGCCACCGATTGTTTCAGCGACTTTATTAAAGAATGCGGAATCACCAATCAATTTAATTGTGACTGTGATTTGCTTAACCGAAAGCGTATTGTATAAGAATTGTTGCCCGTAACGATGATTTCCTTGGTCTTGATAGGTATTGTTGAATGTTGACGCTATATTTCTGTTAACGTCAGTAACGACGGCGTTTCCCCCTAATCCGTTAAGAGCTGAAATCAGTTCGTCATTACCATACTTAACGCTTATACCAATCAAATAATTTCACCCCCTAAGAACGCTTGTCTGCGTTCGTAATTTGTATTCGCCGTTGACATATAAGGCGCTAAGCCGTTAGCCAGTCCTTGTCCGTCAATAATATTGCGGAGTTCAATTGGGTTAGCACCGTTTGCCACAAGCTGTGTAAGCAAGCTGATTACTGTATCAAACTTAGCTTCTAGCTTAGCAAGTGATGAATCACCGCTTGCATTAGAACTGCGGTCTTGTGGTGCTTCTCCTGCGAATCTGCTTACTGCTTCGCTTAGCAATTGCCAAGCTCTGCCACGTTTTGCAATATCTGTTGGTATCACATACTCTGGCATATTGCCCTCTGCGAGCTCGTACACACCATTTTTAGACACTAGCCCACCATTTGCATAGCCATAGCTTGCAACTCGTGTAAAGGCTGCGTCTGACGTTCCGTAACAGTTCTTCATGTAGTTAATTGCTGCAAGCAAGTTATCGTAACCGTTGTAAATGTCGTTATGACCTGCAAACTTGTAATCGTTAAATGTGCTATCAATAGTTTGTGCAAGCCCTTTAGACGGATGACCTGCTTTTGCATTGCTATCCCACAAGTTAATAGCGTACGGGTCGCCGTTTGATTCACGCTGAATTAAACGCATCCAGCTGTTGACTTGGTGCGCTGTGGCTTGTAAACCATTAGCTTTCAACGCTTTTACGACATACTCACGCCAACGCTCAACGTTTCCGCCTTGCGGATTATCAAGAGTTCCGCCACCTTCACCATTTAATGGCGCTAAGATTTTGGAAATCCAGTCGAACATACCGCCAACTTGGCTCTTAATAAGCTTGCGGAGTGGTGAGCTTTCTTCCTTGGCTTTATCTGCGACTTGAACGCCAAAGTCAAGGAATGTGTCGACCATTGAAATAGGACGATTAGCAAAAGCGTGATAAGCATGACTACCTGCATAGTTGTACTCTTCACCACTAAACGAGCTACCAGATACACCAGAAACCGTTGATACGTGGTTTTGACCGTCTTTAGCATAGACCGCAACCATACCAGGGCGTGGCGTGCTACTGTGCGGGACATGAGCGTTAAGCCACATATTACCATTGCCAAGATGGCTGAACAGACTAGCGTTAACCCCTTGATTGCTCAAGCGAGACGCAACGAACGAAACACATTCCTTGAAGAAGTATCCCCAAGGGTCAGCGCCACTATCAGCACCTCTGTCTTTGAATTGGTAGTCATCACCAATCATGCCCGCTTCTATTTCTGGTGAAGCTTTTTCTTTAGCCATAGACCAAAGTTCAGACCACCAATTCTTGGCGTTTTCGATTGGCTTCTTGTAAAGCGCATTACCTAAATGCTTAAACATACCGTCTAATCCGTTTGAATTTGGACTAAATTTCTTAGCGAGTGTGCCTGCTGGGTCTGTGACTGCGTCGGTGATGAAGCTTAACATCTTGGTAAACTTATCTATACCGTCTTTTAGACCGTTCCAAGCCGAACCTGCTACGCTAGTAGCTGTGTTCCAGATTTTAGACCAGAAGCCTGTACCTTTGGCAAATGCTTGACGATTGTTTAGACCTGTGAGCATAGCCAATTCACTAGCATTTAGCACTTCTGAACCAGCTGGAAGAAGCATTTGAGCATTTCTGCCTTGTGGTAAGACTGCTTTGCCATTTGGCAAGATAACCATTTCTTGGTTGTTGGTTTCTGGGCTGTCGTTACCGTCATTTAGTGTAGCAAGCGTTGGTCTAGTGATTGGGTTACGATAATTGCTAAAGAAACCAGTACCAGTTGCGAACTTGACTTTAGGAATCTTACTAATTGATTCTTTAGGACCGCCGAAATCATGAATAAGTTGGTTAATACCGTCGATACCGCTGTTTGGAATCTTGATAACTGCATTAATACCGTCGCCAGCCAATTGTTTTAGACCGTCCCACATCTTACCAAATCCGTCTTTAATGCTGTTCCAAACATCTTGAAATTTATTTCCGATTTTGTCCAAATTATCAAAAACTAAGCTCTTGAAATCCTTACCAAATTTCTTCTTGGATTCGTCGTTGATTTCGTCCCACTTGTTGGAAAGATAATTCTTCGATTTCTTCCAAGTTTTAGACCATTTGTCGTGGATTTCGTCATGTTTCTCTTTAATTGTCTTAGCTAGCTTCTCTGTACTCTCTTTAGCGTTGTCTTTTATGCCGTTCCACGTTTTAGAAGCTGTTTTCTTGGTCTTATCCCAATGTTTATCCCAGCCTTTCTTGATTTCCTTGGTTTTCTTGGAAATACCGTCTTTGAGGTCACCTACTAAGTTAACAATGCCCTTAACGAACTTGCGGAATTTTGCACTTTCTTTGTACATCAAGGCAAAGCCTAAAACGACTGGATTAGTAAAAATTAAGATTTTAGCAATGGTTGTTACAACGGTTTTAATAGTCTTGCCGACACTCTTAAAGAAATCGCCGACTTTCTTCGCGCCGCTTTTTATGCCCTTGACAATCTTGTCTGTTCCGTCTGAAATTGACTTCTTGAAGTTCTTCCAACCTTTAGACATGCTGTCAAACTTATCTTTCACCCATTTAATAGCACTGCCTATACCGTCTTTAACAGATTTAGCGATTCCGTCACAGAAATCACGGAATTTCTTGTTGTGTTTGTACAATTCGACAAAAGCAACTGTTATTCCGACAATGGCAACGGCTAAAGTCGCAAAAGGATTCATCATTGCGACGGTTGCAAGCCCTTTAAGCGTTGTAATGACCATTCTGATATTTTTAACAACTCCTAGAACTCCTTTAGCTGCACGAGTTGAAGCAAAATACCAAAAGAAAATTGTTCCTGCTTTTTCGATAGCTTCTTTGTGATTAGCAATAGTTTCTAAAGAGCTTGACAATGACTTCAACGGGTCTTTTGTTTTTTTAAGATTACCGCTCATATCGTTAATTCTGTCGGAAATTGCTGTTATTACGCTTTTGGCGGTATCCCAAACAGCCATACCAAAGATTTTTCCGATAGTGATAAGGTTGTCAATAATACTTCCTATATCTTCTTTGTGGTCGGTGATATATTTTAAAAAATCAACTGTTTTATTTGCAAGATTACCAATCTGTTCACCAGCTTTAGTTACCAATCCTTGAATATTGTCACTTTGTAACAATTCAGCTAATTCACTAAGCCCTGTTGATGACACTTGCACTAGCGGTTTCATCAAAGATTTGCGTGTATCATCAAAAATTTGCGTTAAATTCTTCCTAGAACCTTCGGCGGTCTTTTGATAGGCTTGACCGTAAGCTTCAAAGTTATCTGACATATTACCCAAAACCTCGTTGAGCTTGTCAGATGTCACTTTGCCGTCTGCAACAGCTTTATTAAACTGTTCTTGTGTCATTCCCATTGCGTTAGCCAACGCAACAGATACACCAGGCGCCGCCTTTTCCAATTTATTTAACGTTCCAGAAGCGAGTTTCCCAGTAGCTTCAATCTTACTCAAAGTCGCCACAAAGCCGTCTGATTGCTCTGAACTTAACTTCAATTGGTCGGATAAGGCTGCGATACCTTTCGTAAGCCGTTCGGTAGTATCTAATGACCCAGTCATGCCATAGAACTTCTGAATCATTGCTGTAATGCTACCACCAGCAAGAGAACTATTGTATTTAATTTCTTTCGTCAAGGTGTTAACACGCTGTATGCCTGCGTCATCAAAGCCTAAAGCTTTCCATTTCTCACCAGCTTGTACCGCCGCTTCTGCCGCCGCATAGCCACCCTTTGCCCAATTCCAAGCAGAATTTGCAATATTTTGGATTCCGGACGCTATCAAATCTCCAGAAATAAAATCTTTCAGCCGTGACGTTACTTTGTGTGTCTGGTCTAATTCTTGATTTGTTTTTGAAATTTTTTCCCTCAATTTAGACCAAATACTTGGCTTAATCTTATCAGAAGCTGAATTGAACTCTTGAATTTCGTTTTTTGATTTCGCAATGCTAATAGCGGTTTCATCTAAACGTTTCTTTTGAAGCTTATATTCATCGCTAGTTTTTCCAGATTTTTCAGCAACCTTTTTCAGCATGTTTTCTTGTGCTTCATATTGCTTGTTTAGATTAGCTACTGAACTTTTTAAAAGTTTCAGCTTTTCTTGATTGGCTTCATCTTCTTTTCCCTCTGCTTGTAGGCGTTTGATATGGGTTTCTGATAGTTCGTTTTGTTGCCGATATTCTTTCTGTAAATCAGCTAAACCAGATTTGTAATAATCAACACTCTGCTTTGCCTTTTGTTGTTGCGCTTCCATAGAAGCTAACTTAGTTGTGGCTTGGTCGATTTGTTGTTGATATTTTAGGTATTGTTCAGCCGTTTCTGACGTATTTCCCTTTAATTCTGACTGTTCTTTCTTCAACTGCTCAATTTTAGATTTCTGTTGTTGAATAGAATTACCGAGACCGTCGTATTTAGCTTGCGCTGCGCCTAAATAATCACCAGTAGCACGCAATTGGCTTTCTTGTGCTTTCCAAGCGCTTGTAGAACTGTTAACAAGTTGCGTGATTTTCTTGATAGAGTTAGCAGCCTGCAACGTATCTAGCGCTATTTCAGTTGACATGGTAGCTTGTACTTTTGCCATTGTATTTTATTCCTCCTTTCCTTCAAAATTTACAAAAGAGACATTGGGTCAACTACCCTGTCTTTGACTTCTTTCGCACTTAAGATTTCCATGAAATCGTAATAATCAGCATTGTTGTACTCTTCAATCGTCCAGCCGAAGTTAATCAAAGCTTGTTTAGCAATAAGCTTAAAATCTTCAATTCGGTTTTCTAAATCGAAGATTTGTTCGCTTATGCTTCTTTTGGGTCGGCAGTACCTGCGTTTGCTGCTTCTTTCAAATCTTCATCAGACAAGCCGTACATGTAACCAATAAGTTTTTCAGAGATTTCTTGTGTACGTGCATAATCAAGGTCAAGCAATTTTTCGTAAGTTTCATCGTCAAGGTCAAGAATAGCTCGAATGAAACTCAACATAGCGTCTACAGTTTTGATTTGTGCTTCTGCTTGTTCCAAAGCGCCTTTTTCTTCAATCGATTCACTGATTTTTAAAACCGCCAACTGATATTCCGCAACTCGTTTCATATTACGATTGCTTGTAAACACTTGAAATGCTTTTTTGCCTAGCTCTGGGATTTTGATTTTTTTGATTTCCATTGTCTCTTTCTCCTTAAATTAAAAATAAAAGCTTGGACTTCGAATCCAAGCTAAAAAATTAGTGAGTTTCTGAAGCTGTAGCTGTGTAACCACCAAATACTGTTTTGAGCATATTTTCTTTGTCAAAATCAGCGGCGCCAGAATAATATTTCTTAAATGGTTCGCCACCAAATGCTTTAGCCGAAAGTGCGCTATATGTCATATTATCGTCTTCACGAGTTTGTGCCGTATCAGTATCTGTACCGATATTTTGCGCTGTTTCTTGCATAATGCCGTTAGCAAAGCAGAAATAAATTGAATTCGCACGATCAAGTGTTTGTGATTCAATCATGACTGCTACGTGTGGCTTCTCACCAGTCAATGCATATCCACCCTTGCCGTCAGATTTAAAACCTAAAATTTTTTGTTTTGTTTCAAATTCAAGGTTGTTGAAGTCGAATGCGACTTGTGGTGAACCTGGGGCGCTAGTAACGTCTTGAACTGCGTTATTACCAGGAATTTTAGTTACTGAACCCTCTAAGCTAGTGATGTTCGCTGTTTTAGTACCGAGCATAGAGCTATCAACTTCAAGAATTCCAGAAGCCGACAAACCTTGCTCACCTTTAATTAGTTCTTGTGTTTTTGGGTCAACTAATGCTAGTGTAACCATTTTCAAACCAACAATTGCCATGTAGTTATTCTCCTTTTAATAAATTTTCGTGAGCAACATAAAAGACCACCGTCATCTGTAATGTGTCGGGGTCTAGTGTGTGCTCTCTAACATCTGTAATTTTGTAATGCTCTGAAACAAGAGATTTCATCAATCTTGTTTCGAATTCCTCTAAATCAAAATCAATATCTAATTTATAAAAAATCTGAACTTCGATTTGATTCGTTTTGCCGAAAAAGCTATCATTACCAAACATATCAAGAAAAGCGCCAGATTCTCTTAACAGCACAATTGTCTTATCAGTATTTTCTTGAACCTCTTTAGGCAAGTTGTTTGCATACACTTCGCTTATTTCACCAAATTCTTTGCCGTCAATTAGATTCTTTAGTTTTAGTGTTGCTAACATTATTTAGCTCCTTTCTTTTGCATAATTTTTTGATATTCTTCTTTTTCGGCTAGTAGCACCTTTTCTCTTACTTCACTACTATTTTGAACGTTCGTTACGAAGTGGTCTGCTTGATATAACTTTGTGCCGTCGTTCAATCGTCTAGCATTTTGCGCATGATAGCGATTTTCCCAACCAACGGTTGATTTACCGTTTTTCTTGCCGTCAACGCCAGTACCTTGAACTGTTAAGCCGTCTGCCATGTGCCCGTATGTGGGGTCTTTATGGTCCGAATAGTGTTTCGCTTTTGTCGCTTTTGCCAGTTCATCTTTGAAAGCTTCTGCCCCTGCCTGTGTAATCTTCGATTGTTCCGCAAGCGTTAACTCCCCGATGTTTTGAACTGTTTTCAACCATTCTTCCAAAGCTTCATCTAAGCCAACCATTATTTACTACCTACCTTTTCAGATTTCTTAAGTGTTAAGAAATCGTAATTTGAAAAACCAAAATTATCATCTGGACTTGTTTTGATAATGTCGTAAAGTTCCCCGTTTAAACGAGCCTGCATACCCTCTTTAACGTTCATATTGTGTCTTATGACAATCACCCTAGTTTCACTAAAGCCTGCTTGCACCGCTAAATACTCTTGGTTTAGAGTGCGTGTATTCGACTTGTAGTGCAATTTAAACTTTGATACAAACTTAGGCACGCTAACACCCGTATAAGGGTTAGCTACTGATTTATACGTCCCGAACTCGGCAGTGTGCCTAAAGTCGGTTGGTGGATATTTTTTAGCCATTTGATGTCTCCTCACAATAGACAGCGTACAAGCCACGTAATTGCCCTATAATGCTGTTCAAGGTCAAATCGATAGGATAAGCCATAGTATCTGCCAAAGCCACACGATACGTGTAATATGCACTTGCTAGCGCTATTACTGCTGTATCGTATAGGTCTTTGACGTTCTCTTGCTCAAAAAAGCCGTCAGCGTTACCGACAGCGTTCTTGATATAGGTTTCGGCTGTTGTAATATATGCTGGAATAAGCGTCAAATCGTCGCTTTCATCAAGGTTTAATGTCAGCATAATTTGTTCTTTGGTAACGCTCATTTTTTACCTCTCTTAAGCTCCTGCCGTTTCAGTTTTAGCTGTTGGCACTACGTCAGCGATTTTTGAAAACGAACCAACAGCGATTGCATCTTCGTCTACGACTTGGATATCGAAGCGGTCAATCACACGCAATTTACGTTGATTACGATAGAATGCGTTACCTGCTGAATCAGAATAAGCAAGTTCCATGTGTTCACGGTCAAACAATGTCGCATATGCTTTGTAATCGCCAAAATAAAGTGGGTGTGTGTCTTTAGCTGTGTCTGATAACCAGCGGTCAGCTACTTCACGAATTCGTTTACCTTCGATTAGGTAGACATCTTCTTGTGTAGGGTCGTGTTGAAGTACAGGGTCACCGTCGTTGTTTTTGACTTTGGCAAGTGCTTTGATACCAGCTGTATTAGTTACCCAAATACCGTTTGAACGAAGCGCTGGGTCAATATCATAGTACAAGTCTTTGATGTCGTCCCAAGTTGTAAGAGTGGCTTTTTTAGGAGCTTTACCCAAAATGTCAATTACTGCTGCGTTACGAGTAACAACCACTTTTTTAGCTACGTAATCTTCAAGCCATGCCAAAATATTTTCAGCACTATCTTTAAGCAAAGAGTTAGTAACTGTGATAACGCCAGCAAATTCGCTAATTGCATATTTGATAAGTTTAGCTTTTGGACTTTCGAAGTCTTTGATGTCTGTATCTTCATCATCCACTTTTTGAAGCGGTGTAATAGTACTAAATGTTTCAATATTACGTGAACCTTCTGGGACTTCTGTTGCTTCGACTGTTACTAAGTCTTGCAAGTTATCATATTGACGTGTCAATTGAATGATGGCTGTGCGAACGTCTTTTGGAATAGTCAAGCCACCGTTCCCAGCTGTATTGTCTTCGCGGCTTGATGACATTAGACCAGTTGTTGCTGGTGAGGAAGCATTGCTGAAATGACCAGTAACCAGCGCTTTAAAATTTTTGATGAAAGCGTCTTTGACTACTTTTTCTTTTGGTGTTAATTTCACGTCTTTATCATCCATTTTCAAAACGTCTTGAACTCGTGCATTTGTTCGCGCTTCTTCCAATTGATTTTTCAATTCATCACGGCGCATTTTAGCCGTATCACGTTCTTCTTTAAGATTTTTAAATTCTTCTTCCGAAAAATTGTCATTCTGCAACGCAACATTCATTTTTTCGTTAAGGTCTTCTACTTGATGACCTGCTTCAATCCAAAGATTGTTAAGTTCGTTAATATTCATTTGTTTTCCTCTCTTATTTTCTTAATAAAATAGCCAACTTACGCTCTTTCAATGAGTTTGTAGGTTGGCTTGGTTTTTCAACTCGAATTTCGAATGATTCAAGATTATCCAATTTGTTTTGATTCTCTTTAAGTTGCATGTTATAGAACTTGTTAAGAGCTTCTCTGGTTGGCAATTGATGAATGCTATTTGTATATAGCGGTTCATTATCATCAACGAACATAATTTCATCAGCAAAGCCTTTGCTAACAGCTGTTTGAGCGTTCATCCACGTTTCATTTTGCATAAGTTGCAAAACTTCCGTATCTTTTAGTCCCGTTTTAAGCACATATGCGTTAACGATTGAACTATCAATGCTTTCAAGTACTTCTGCGTTCTTACGCATACTATCAGCGTTACCAGAATTATCGTTAGCAGCTTTGTGAATCATTAATTGTGCTGTCGGACTAATGCGCACCGTGTCGCCAGCCATTGAAATAACAGAAGCGGCGGACGCTGCCAACCCTTGAATGTTGACCGTAATATGTTTTCCACTCGCTTTTAACATAGTATAGATTTCGGAAGCAGCGAACACGTCACCACCATTCGAAGCTACTTCAAGTGTGATTTCGTCGTCGTCATCTTCTGCTAATGCTTGTTGAACTTTCTTAGGATAGACACTATCAATTCCCCAAAAGTCAAAGAATGAACCATAATCATTACTAACGACATCACCTTTAATATCAATCTTGCCCATCTTCTTCACCCCCTTTCAATATTCCATCATCAGCTTCTGGCTGATTTGGTTCTGGTAAGTTTTGCGGTATGACTTCCGCTTGTTGCAACATGTACAAGCCTTGATTTTGCGTAACAGCACCGCTAGCAATAAGCTCTGTGACACGCTTGATGTAGATTGCCCCCATTGGGTCAACCGCTGGGAAGAAATCAGCGTCAATATCACTTGAAAGCTTATTCTTAAGCTCGCTTAGGAATGGTCGCATATAGCGAGCTACAGCCTTAGCGTAAGCACTTGATGTCATTTCAAGTGATGATTGTTGGTCGCCTTGACCCCCAACGTAATTGTCTGGAATGCCATAAACTTTGGCAAACTGCTTACTAGTCCAATCGGTCTGACTAAGCAATTGGGCAATGTTTGATTTGATTTCCAACGGCGTGAATTCTTCTAAATCATCTAGTACCAAAGGACCACCTTGCATTTGCTTCATGGCTTGACGTGAACGTGCTTGTTTGGTTTTAAAATCCAGTAAACCACCGTTCTTGATTTTCAAAATACCGTTGGCGTTAAGCGCATTGTTCAAAGAGTTAATAGTTAAATTGCTACTTGCTCTCTGAATGTTCATTTCACGGGTTAGAGCCATAAGCGGGCTAACGCTTGTCTTACCACCATCAACGGAAAGCAAACGGAAATGCAAAACATCTTCCTGCGGAACGTACGTTTTAGTTCCGATCGCTGGGTCGTCAAACGAAATATTGTAGTAAAGACCGTTTTCATAATCTAAACTACTGAATGTTACTTGTGATGGACGAAGATATTCCCACTTCACGTCCTTAGCGTTTTCATTTCGCCAGCGATAAGCGAACGCTTCACCACCCAAAAGCAATTGTGCGAAGATTGATTGATAAAAACCATAACGATTGGCGTTATTAGTCGGGTTATCAATGATACCTTGCATTTGCTTTTTAGCAGCCGTCAGCTTAACTGTCGCTAAATCGCTTGATAATTGATTGATGACTGCAAATAAATCTGAATTACGCAAAGCACTTGTTGCCGACACCCATTCGTTACCAGTTAAGTTAGCCTTTAGGAAGTCATAATCTTCTGTACTAAAAATGCCACTTTGGCTAGTGGCTGGTGGACTTTCCGTTGCTTGATTCATAAATTTAAAAATCGGCAAATAGTCTCACCCCCTTTCTAAGTAGCAAGTTTACCATTTGTGCTTGAACTCTTTCACAATCACGTCAATCAGTCCATAAACAATTGCGATTACAAAAATAAATGCAATTATGCTCAAAAATAGAAAAATCAAAAATGCAAATAGTCCAACCATTGCCATTGCTGCGTTTAAAATTGCCGTTACCACTATTTTTCTCCTTTTCCAGAAATCAGTTCGCTAGCTAAACCAACTAAAACGAATGTAATTGTCATGCTAATACCAAAAGCAATGTGCTGTTGATAATAAGTCGTTAAATTAGCGGAAATCACCGCTAAAATGAACATAATGACGTCAAAAACACTCCAAATTGCTTTAAAAAACTTTAAAATCATTGTTATTTTTTACCTCTAATAGTCATCTAACATGCCACTTTCTGGGTTTTTAAGCCAATCTAAAACCGCTTCTTGCGACATGTGTTCTACTTTCCACGTCGGATTATTAGTGATTGCGTAATCCTCAAAGGCATACATGCCATCATAAAAAGCGTCAATAAGCGCATCCACCACGTCAATCTTGTAAGTAGATTTCATCTTGTCTACTTGAATACCTATGTTATCCTCTTTAATAACCGCATTTATCAAAGCCTTACGCATGATTTCGTCATCAATACGTGTGATATTGCCCTCAATGAACAGCGTTTGCAAGAACTTGGTAGGGTCTTTAAGCTCGCTTGTACGTTGCCTAATTGGCATTAAAGGGAAGCTTGTATTGGCTTCTAACGCTTTGATAATCTTAGACACGCCCATTGCGTCATAACCAAAAAAGACAACGTCCAAAGCGTTGTCTTCTACAAAATCTGTTAACCAGCGATAAACTTCTTCCGGATTGATTAGACCTTGCGGGTGGCTTGTGATTGTACAATAGCCCTCTTGTTCAAGCTCACGATAATTGACACCGTCCTGCTCCATTTTGGCTTCAAGCGAACCTGCTTGTTGCCAAGGAATGAAGCTGTGTTGTTCTACGTGCCACTTTTGACTACCGTCTTCACCCAAATACGGATAAACGAAACCAATTGCTGTATTATCGCTAAACATTGAAGCGTCAAGCCCGATATATACACGCTTACCACGTATATCAAAATCGGAAATGATTGCATTTTCAATGTCTTTCAAGTCAAGAAAGCTGTTACTATCGGCGAGTAGCCAGCAGTTCATGTTCTTAACTTGGAAGTCTGCTAGCTTACCCATAAGCATTTTTTTGTCACGTTCGGAAAGTAAGCCTTTCATAAGACTGTCTTTTAGCTCTGGATGATTCAAAAGCGGATTGCTTTTAGCCCAAGTTTCTGGCTCAAACGTTTCTTCCAAATTATCCTGCGACCAAATCAAGCAGAGCTGGTCGTCTCCTGCTCTGTCGTAATCACGTTCCATAATTTCAATAAGTTTCTTTTGCTCTTGGTGAAATGGTACATCTGGTGTCTGATAAGATGTTGAAATCTCAATGAAACGTGACCCCGCTGTGTTAACTTGTCCAGAAGTGATTTTAGATATTCCCTCATCACTACGAAGCTCGCCGACTTCATCCGATACAGCCAATCTAAAATGTTTACCATCAAACTTCCCAGATTCAAAAGAAATGGTTTGAACACTATTGCTAGTCCTTGTTGCTTTTACTCCTCGACTTTGAATTTGTAAACCTATCTCATTTGCCATAGATTTAAAAGGTTCAATCTTGGCTATTCTCGACATCATGGAAGATACATAAGTGTATAGCTTCATGGTTTGATCGAAGTTTATAGAACTAACTAAGAATTCTTGGTTAGTTCTCCCTATCGTTTCAATCAAGAACGAATAGTTAAGACATATACCCGCAATCATTGTTTTACCTTGCCCCCGAGCCATTGAAAGAATGATGTTTGAAAATCTCGGTAAGCTATCCAAATCAAACCAACCAAATATTTGGCTGAAAATAAACACTTGCCAATTCATTGGCTTTAGCTTCTTACTCAAATCATCAATGTTTGGCACAATAGATAAGAAGTTCAAAAATTTATTAAATCTATCAACGGAATAGATATAAGGAAAATCATCTTGTCCTTGTCTTTGCAAATCTCGAAGATGTCGAAAACAAGCCAATCTGATATTATAGCCAGCCACAATCTTTTTATCCAGTACATCAAAACAATATTGCGTTCCAATATCTCTATACTTTTTTCGAACAAAAGAAAAATCGATACTTTGATAAGCACCGATTACATCTTTTGTCTTTGTTAAGTCAATTTTAGATATATTTCCTCACCCCCTAAACAAAGGCTTTTAATTTCTCTGTATATTCCGCTTCGTTATTATTATCACCATTTGCAATTTCCAGAAGCTCTTGACGCCCTTTAGGAGTTAAACCAAGCTGAACACCGATTTTATTTAAAGTGTCCACGGCATCTTTCATTGTGGCGACTGCTGGATTCTTTTTAAAACCAAGCGACTGCTCACCGAGAATCTCACCAGACCCTTGCGCTTGAATAGGTTTTGTTAATTCTTTCTGAATCCCATTTTCTTTAATGTCCTCGTACGCTATTTTGTAAATTTCGTAATTCGTACAGTAGGTTTCAACTAAGAACGTATCAATACGCTCTACCTTTTGCGTGCTTTCTAAAAACGGAACGATTTTGCGCCAAATCTCCCTCGCTACTGTTCCTAAGTAGTTCGGTGGGTCGCTGGGTAAACGCCCTTTATTTTGCTGATAATACGGATTCTTAACCACTCATCATTTCTCCTCTCAATTTGAATCATGACACCCCTTAAAAATCTGAAAAATCGACAATTTTTGTAAGAGAACACCTTGTTGTGGCTCTCCTTGGCACGAGATAGGGGCGGGGGTCAATTTAAAATTAGTTTGAATATAATTATATTTCCTAAATTAAAACGGCGCTACGGGCTTTTTTAAGGGGCTTCTCGCACGTCTTTCTTTTTGCGGGCTATTAATTTAGCCCATTGCGCCACCGAAAGTCTTAAATTCACGTTCTTGTGCGTGTTTCCTTGACCTGTCCCGTATATTTCTTGCTCTAACTTTCGCTTGACGTTATCGCAATTCCTGCACGCTGTTGCTATGTTTGAAAGTTCCGTGCGTATTTCTGGAGCTATTTCCGCTGGCGTGATGTGGTCGCCAATCTTGGCGTTAGGTCGTTTAATACCACTTGCCAAACAATATTGACACATGTAATTGTCACGTTCTAAAGCTTGCTTACGAAGTGATGTCCAAGTAGCTGAACGATAAAACTTGTAACGTTCTTTGCTGTCATCATCTCTGTTGCGGACTCGCTTGTTGTAATACGTGCGACTATACGTCTCACGTTGCTTAGCGTACTCTGCTTCATATTTCTTGTGTCTACCGCAATAATATGAGGGTCGTTCTACTAAAGCATGACACCCTGCGTGTCTACACCTGCGTACCATTGGCACGTCCTATCACTCCTCTCTGCACAAGAAAAGGCAATAGCCTTTAACTACTACCTTTCCTTATCATTCGATACTACTATAATAGCACCTCACACTTATAGTGCGTTATTGATTGCTGTATATCATTGCTTAGTATTGTTAATTACTATAATTTACTATAAAATCCAATACCACCTTGCCATCCACACCCATGACGTGTTTTTAAAACACCCCATCACATAAAAAAGAGGATTGACTATTTCAATCCTCTAAAAGCTTTTCTGCTTTGCGCAACCAAACATAGTAAGTTGGTTCACTTATTCCGTCAAATCGCTCACATATTTCATTGATAGGCAACTGTTCAATATAAACCATTTGCAAAAGGGTTCTAGCATTGCTGTCTTCAATCTCTGCAATCTGTTTTCTAAACTCTCGCTTCTCTCTTAATGCTTTGACTGTATATTCTTCAATATCTTCTTGCGTTGCTAGCAGTTCGATATATAAGTCGTCTTTCTTCTTGCGACTTCCGTTCTGAACCTTGTCAGCTTGTAGAGAACTAGCATTGATTTTAAGAGCTTGCGATTTCAGCTTTTCTAATTGATTCATTTGACTTTCAATGTATCTATCAAGCGCTTTGATTTTTCGTAATCGCTCGTATGTTTTCATCTCGCCACCCCTTGAATGTGATATAATAATATTAACGTTTTCATATTCAAGGGAAGCTTGCGTAAGCAGGGCTTTTTCTTTTTGGGCAGGCGCACGACCCACATAGTCTAGCCGTCTAAACAGCGCCTTGCATAATCACGAACGACTGATAATTCGCTTTAGGGTATTTTACAGAAAGATTTTAAGGAGTTCCTCTTTTCTAAAATATTTCAGTCTGTTTTGCTAGCTAGCCACCCAGTAGACTAACAAGCTATATACTAATTTGTGTAAGAAGAAGTGCTTTAACACCTCTATTCCATTTTTTAATATTCTGGGTATACCCACGACTGGAATCGAACCAGTCAGATACCAAAGTGGGTTATGCTTTTAAAACAATCATTCTTTCACCTCTTCAACTTCATTAGTCATTATCTTCCAATACCTCGATTTCTAAAATATCATCCGTTTCAATGATTATTCCTGTTTCAAAATCATTTTTAAAATCATCCGGAACTTCTCGATTTTTTTGTAAAATCTCATATGTCTTTCTAGACATGCCTACAACCATCGGTTTTGACGGATTATCTTTGGATGTGATTTTAACCCTCATTATCCTCTTCCTCTCCATACCTGCAAACTAAATCTGCTAAATATCCATAGTTTTCTTCATCGTCTGTTAACATATTCCAATTCACATCTTGTTTTGAAAGCCAATCAGAGAAATTCAAATAATTATCAATCTCAAGTTCGAAATAATCACCCCAGCTCCAAAAGTAGCCATCAATTTCGACACGGTCACCTTTTGGATTTTCAAAAATTAAAATTGGATTATCACACCACATTGAGCCAAAACATAATTCACACGTTCCCGTTTGCTCTTCTTGCGCTTCTGACGTATCTACATCTACTAACTTAATTCCTAGCATTTTTTACACCTTTCTATGTTCGGGTTTAGAATTATACCTAAACCAGTTTTGAGTTCTGTTTTCGTCCTATTTTCTGG